TTACCTGGATCCCAAATTTGTTCAGTAACAACTGGCTTTTTAAGTATATCCTTAAACTCCTGGTTGTTGGTCATTGGAGTTGCTTTAACACGCCATGTGTGCGGCAACCAAGTCTGACTCATGCCTTCAGTTGCAAAGTCCGCATCTTGAACAACATAATACTTGGGCAACGGCAACGGAATGGCAGCGTTTAACGGATTGTAATCTTTTAAGTTTGGCACTTCAAGAACGTCGCCGTTCATGATCTTGCGACCAAGAGTATCAATCATGTCGTTGTAGTGGAATGTAATAAACAGTGTATCGTTGTTTAAAAACAACCCAAATTGTGTTAAATCAAAATCAATGTCTTGGTGATTGTAAACGCCGCGCAGGTTGTAAACGTCTGCATCATAAATTCTATCGCGGTTTTCCAACAACAACAAGTCCTGGATATTTAAGGGACTTAGCGCATCATAAATTGGTTGGGTTGCATCAGAGTTGCCCGAAAATGCAGAATCCTCGCCCCCAGTCTGCGGTCCCATGTACTTGTGAAGAAAAATGTCCAAACCCCCAATGGTGTACATCTCACTGATGGTACGATCCAAAAATTGGTAATCGCGGGTTCGATTTGGGCGGTATAGACTTAGGCGTGGCATAATGTAGTATTTATGGGAGGTTGACCAATAAATCCAAAACTGCTATAATACACACTTAACCACTCCAGGAGTATGTTATGAAAGCTGTTAACTTTTTAGCAAAGTACACAGGCCCAAAAGGCAAGGGATTTATACAGTCCTATGACAAAATAAAAGCCACAGAAAAATGGGTAGAGTACGCTCTTGACATTGTGGATATGAGCCGTATAATAATGACAGTGGACTTTGACACTAAATGGCGACTGGCAGAAGCACTGGAAACGGCAGAGCGCAAAAAGGCCTGGATGTATAAACACAAAAATTTTGACGTTAAACGTGCCGCTAGACTTTTTGACGCTGTAAAACACTTGCCCAAAACTAAGTAAGGAATAATTATGATTGCAACAAAACCTGTAAAAATGCTCAACCCACGCAGTGCAGATACCAATATTTTGGGTTCTGAGCCGGCTTGGAAGACACAGCCCACTGAATTTCGCATCACTGCTTTAACCAAAGCATTCACATGGTACAACTATTTTTACGGCAAAAAAGATGCTCGTGACATGATTGTTAACTATCTTGAAGCACATGACCGCAAAACAGACGTTCGCTTGCTTAAAGGTATCCCAGATTCAGCAGTGAGATTAACTACTGGCTGGCTCTGTCGCATGAGCATGGTTGGATTAGAGTTGTCTGAAAAAGAAAAACTCAGTTTGCAGACCCAGCTTCGTGAAATTTTGGACAGCAAGCAGAATGAAGTAGCAGAAGAAGTGGCCGAAGACGCAACTCCCAAAATTACAATCCAAGATCGATTGCGTGAAAAAGTAAGTGAGTGTATGGGCGAAATTGACGGCTTGTTCGACGAGTTTATTTCAGCCGGTGCAAAGATGAGTCCAGACTATAAACCGGTTACACTGTTGCGAAGCATGAATATTGCACCGCAAATGGTGGGCTCAATATCTGATTTATGGAAGCGTAGACTAGTTGAATTTGAAGCAGTTGTAGCCGGCAAAGACTCCCATTTGGTCGAAGGTTACAGCCATTTTTCTAAAATTCAAATGCGCAACGTGATCAAGTTTTGCGAAGCTGTGATCAACGACTGTGGCGCTTATGTACAGATTAAGAAAGTGGAACGCAAGCCGCGCAAGATCAAGGCAGTACCTCCCGAGAAACGTGCCGCTAAGTTCAAGATCCTAGCAGAGTTTGCAGAGCTCAAGCTCAAGTCATTGCCAGCCGCACAGTTGGTGGACAAAACTGAAGCTTGGTTATATGACAGCAAAAAGCGCAAATTGATACACTTGGTTGCAGACGAATATACCAAGGCGTTTACAGTCAAGAACAATTCTGTAATTGGGTTCAGCACAGCAGAAACACAGCAAAAAACTCTGCGTAAACCAGCCGAGCAACTCAAAGCTATCACAACCGCAGGTAAACCGGCTGCTCGAAAAGCGTTTAAAGATATCAAAGCCACCGAAACCGCATGGAATGCACGTGGTACTGAAAATCTAATTATTCTTAAAGTTTGGTAAGCTAAGTATTAGGATGCACGTCATCCCCAACAAAGTAGATCTATACATTACTAATATATGCAATTTAACTTGTCAAAACTGTAATAGATTTAATAATTTTAACTTCCGAGGTTGGCAACGTTGGAGCGATTATCAATCACAATACGAGCAGTGGGGCAAGTTAGTCAATCTTACATCGGTCACTATCATGGGCGGGGAACCTTTTTTAAACCCCACCCTGATAGATTGGGTGCAAGGCATTAATCGCATATTTGGAATTGAAGTTCAAATACTTACAAACGGCACTAGATTTAGACAAAACCCTGATCTTTACGATGCTTTGTTTTTTAAACATCATACTCGCCCGCACAATCACATTGGTGTGAGTTTGCACAACCCTGATCAGTTTGAAAAATTAAAAGAAGATATATTATGGTTTCTTAAAGGACCAGTTCAAATATACCTAAAAGGACATCCAAAAAATAATTGGAATTCTGATTATTTGTTTATTGACCGCAATAGCATAGTTGTATCTGTAATGAATGTTGACACGTTTCATTCGTCGGCTATAACACATTCTTGGAAAAATAGTACACAACAAGTGTTTTCATTGCACAACAGCGATCCATTTGTTGCACATCAAAATTGCGGATTTGCTACATTTAAAAGTTATCATTTTATTCGCGGCAAGTTGTACAAGTGTGCACCGGTGGCACTAATGCCTGAGTTTGATCAACAACACACATTAGATATTTCTGATTCAGACAGAACATTATTAAATTCGTATCAGCCGCTGAGCGTAGATAATTTTGAAACTTACCAACAAGAGTTTTTCTCTCAATTGGATAATCCCATTGCCCAATGTAAATTTTGTCCTGAACAATACACATTTCAAAAAATATTTCCAGTGGTCAAAGGATCCTAACCGTGTTTGATCAAAAGTTTTATCAAATTGGTCTTGGTGAAATATTTCAGCAAAGTCATTGCATGTATCACGAACATGCAGTGGTTCATTTGTTGTCAAGTGTGTTGATGAACATTGGTTATCAAAAAATACCGGGCAGTGCTAGAGGCTGGAGTCGAGGCAGCCAAAAGGTCATTGTGTGCTTGGCCGACGATTTTGGAGTCAATAGAGATGATTGGAACCTCCCACCTGATCAATGGTTTGATGCGGACACCGTAATTGTTACTGACAACTACGTGCCTGTCCCCACCAATTACCAGATACTAACGTTGCCATTAAGTTACTTTGGAGTGTTTAATTATGTTCCAGCAGATCAAAATTGGCAACCAAACAAGCGATTTAATTTTTCAGTGAATCGGCTGGACAATCAACGACAACTGATACTACTAGAGCTGATAAAACAGTCAGGTGGAATTGATCAAGTGCAACAATTAGATTATGTAAATTTTAATGCACGAGCACAGGGCAATGAGCACACTGCTGAAGATGCTCAACACAGTTTTGCGCATTGTTGGACACAGTTAAATCAATTGCACAACACTGAATATGCTAAGTGGTTTGCCCAAACTTTGCCGCACATACCTGTTAGAAATCACGGGTTAACAGTTGAGCAAACGCAGATCGGTGCCTGGCTCAATTTGGTAATTGAAACTTATGCTGGAGATGCTACAGTGGCATTTAGTGAAAAGATATTTAGAGCACTAGTAACGCCGGCCCCTTGGGCTGTATTCTCGGCGAAACATGCTGTGGGGTATTTAAAAACACTAGGGTTTGATGTGTTAGATGATGTTGTAGATCACGGTTATGACAGTTTGACACAAAACAATACTATGTACGGTCATGGAAAAATTTCTGAATTTGTTAAACTCAACATACAGAATTATTACAACATAAAAAACTCTGATCAAGTTAAATTGTCTGTGAGATGCCAGACAGCAGCTACTCACAATCAACAATTATTGGCACAAATGCAACGTCAGTGGCCCATGGACTTTGCTCAATGGTTGCTTAACACAATAGCAAAACTTCAATAAATACAGGAACTGGAGAGTTCCCTATATGGCTGAAAATACACTGCCCGAACTGAAACAAAATTTAATAGAGTATGTAAAACTCCAGCTTGGTGATCAAATTATTGATCTTGAGCTGGACCCTGCACATTACGAGGCCGCCTATCAAAAAACAATTGGCGTCTATCGTCAACGTGCTGAAAATGCTTATGAAGAAGCCTACATCTTTATGGAACTGATACGCGATGTGAACATTTACACATTGCCCCAGGAAACTGTAAGTGTACGCCAAGTATTCCGTAGAACTTTTGGTGACTCAACTGGCCCTTTTGCCAGTAACTTTGATCCGTTTGCGCAGGCCTCAATCAACGTTTACCTTATGAACTTTAACGTAGCAGGCGGCCTTGCCACTTACGACTTCTACTCACAGTATGTTGAATTAGCCGGGCGTATGTTTGGCGCATACATGAACTACACCTGGAATCCAGTTACAAAGAAGCTTCAGTTGATTCGTGATCCAAAAGGCACTGGCGAGAATGTCTTGCTCTGGGCATACCAGCTCAAACCTGAAATACAATTGCTTAGTGACTTCCAAGTCTCACAGTGGATCAAGGATTACATGGTTGCTAACTGTAAAATGATTATTGGCGAAGCACGTGAAAAGTTTGCTACTATTGCTGGACCACAAGGTGGCGGTAGCCTAAACGGTGCCGCAATGAAAGCTGAAGCCAAAGAAGAAATGGCAGCCAAAATAGAAGAACTTAAAATGTATGTGGATGCAAGTCAGCCGCTTACTTGGGTAATTGGTTAACACAAGATTGCATACTAGCGCATCATGTGTTATAATAACACATGGACTTGATGATTGACTTAGAAGGGCTAGCAACTGGCCCGGATACTACTATCTTAACTATTGCTGCCCAAGCGTTTGATCCGTTTGGTAACAATGTCTATGACCAGTCTTACTATGCTAGGGTTACTTTAGAAAGCCAAGAAACTCGCAAAATAGAGCAAGGCACAATTGAGTGGTGGGCAACTCAACCT